AGCAGCCGCCGAGCCGAAGGTTTTAACCCCCGTGATGGTCTCGGTGTTGCCTAGGGTTGCGGCTGTACCAGATGCAGCAGGGCCAGTCAAAGTTGTCCCGTCAATAACGGTCAGCGTGGCACTCGTCGCTGGTGCAGTAATCGTGACTTTGTTGACCGATGTGGCCGTAGCGACACCGAGAGCAGGGGTTGTCATCGTCGCCCCAGCGACCCTCACCAACCCGCCAGTACCAGAGGAAGAAGCACCACCGAGCGTATCAACCATCGCCGCTACAGTCGTATCGTCAAGTACCGTTCGAGCAGCAGTAGTCAGTGCGGTTTCTGCCCACACGTCGGTAGCGGTAGTGTAGGCAATCTTGTCTGCTGCTGTGCCAAGCGCGGCGATGCTTAGAAGCGTTGCATCGTAGGCTTGAACGTCAGTTCCAATTGTCAGCCCAAGCGAAGTCTTGAGCGTAGCGCCAGACTCAACAACAAAGTTCGTACCGTTGCCAATGATAACGCCGTTATCCGTTGTAGTTAAGCCTGCGACATCAGCCAGTTGAGCGTCATACGCTTGTACGTCTGTACCTATGGCAAGACCAAGCGTAGTCCGCATCGCCGCTACAGTCGTATCGTCAAGTACCGTTCGCGCTGCTGCGGTGATCGTGGCAACCTCTGGTACGCCTGTGCTGGCCGTGGTTCTACCAATGAATTGGTCTTGGGCTAGGTTGGCCATTTTCGCCAAAGTAACCGAAGCATCTACCAAGCCTGCGGTTGGAAGACCCGTCACATTGGTCATCACCCCGGAGGCTGGCGTGCCGAGAGCAGGGGTTACCAAAGCGGGCGAGGTTTGCCTTACGACCGATCCAGTCCCCGTCTGTGCGGCGGCTTCCTGGGCGGTTCCGCCAGCATTGATGGCGACGATCTTACCCGCATTGGTTGACGGCTCAAGTACCTTGATAAATCCGGCCTCGATCGCGTCAAACTCAGTTCTGAGTGCTGGTGAGGTAATCTCTGCCCCAGTAGATGGCGCGCCGGAGGAGTCGTAGTAGGTGTTGGTTGGCATGTTTATCTCACTTTGTCTCTGAATATGTATTCAAGAAGAACACCGCTGAATCTGATCACCGAGTAGTAATCAGACCTCGATTTAATTTTCAGGCTGATGTTGACCGCCTCGCCGTCCAGGCCGAATGACGCTGGCGCCAGTGGGGCGCCGTCATATACGTGCCCGAAGTCGTACGTTAAACCAGAGTCGTAGAAGCTGGCCCCCAAGGCCAAGAGCGTGTCCACGTTCGCCGGCTGAATGATGTCGGACGCCCCGTACCCAAGCAAGTACCCAAGCGAGACCTCTGAGTACCCAGAGCCGAAAACCTCGAAGGTGCCTTTGATGTACTCCTTGTTCACCCTGGGCGTCTTCGAGGAATTGTAGGCGAGGTCGATGTAGGCCTCGATATCGGCTCCGTCGAACGACGTCCCGTGGTCCATTTGGTAGATGTGGCCACTATCGCTGCCAAAGTAGAGGTTGATGCTCCCGTAGGAATCTTCCTCTGAGCTCATGCACCTGACCACATTGGGCAGCAGCTGGGGCATGAAGGCGGCATCGGTACCTTCCCCGGTGTTGAAAATAGTTGCATAAATTGCGCTGCCATCGGAGAAATAAATCCGGTACTGGTTTTTGCTCTGCACCGCAACCGATTCCGTTGGCAAGATGTTTTGCGTATTGAGCAAGGTCTTGTCGGTGAGCCATGACCGAATCCGCTCACTCATGGTCGCGTCTGTAAAGTTGCCGTATGCCAGCGTTGTCTCTAACTTCGTAATCCCCCGATCGTCGAGCATCATCGTATGCCCGACCTGCTGGATGGTGTGTGCTAGCGCCCCGACTTCCTTCTTATAGTGAATCAATTTCCAATCCGCCGAGCTAGTTCCGTACAAAATTGCGATGGTGTTCCTGGTCGTCACCGTCAACGCAGCCGTAGTGTCAGACCCGGCCTGTTGCATCAAGCCCGTTATAATGTCCCCAAGAGCCAGCTCTGACGAGCCGGAAACCACTGACCACACATAGGGCGTTCCGATACCTGAGTGCTGAAGCGATCCTGCGAAGGAGAAAAACAAATGGTTCTTGTGCGGGTATACCAAGGTTGGTGTGTCCGCAGCCATCCCAGTGGCAATGGGCACAAACACAGTCCCATCAAACTCGAACCCACGATTCACACCGTCCGCGCCGTAGAGCTTTTTGGTGTTGGCACCGCCGCCAAATGTGTTTGTAACGAACTTGTAGCGCCCACCAGGCAGCAGGGTAATGGCCGTCTGGACGGCGGACAGCGTAAGCGCGCCGGCCCCGGTAGAGGTCGCGGCGCCAGCAGCAAAGTTACCTCCCGCGCGCCCAGAAATAATCAATCTGCCGGTGTTTACACCGCTTGGCAGGGATCCTGACTCAACCACAACCCGGTTGATGGTGGCCGTCACGCCCCCCTGCGTCAACACGTCAGCGTCGGCGACTGCGGTGTTGGCGTTGCTGAAGCTGATTTCCTCGCCCAACGCGATTTCGGTCCAGCCCGTGCCTGAGCTCTTGAACATCGCCGCAGTCAGACCGCCCACAGCGTTCCTGAAGGCGTACACAACGTCTACGGAGGCGTTGAAGAACCCGTAGACTCCCAGCACCTTACCCTCGCCCGGGACTGCGTCTATCAAAGCTCGGTACACGTCCGCTGCGAGGTTGTTGTACTGCGCCTTCAGAAGCGCCGACGACGCGGCCGTCTTCGTGCCGGATATGACGACGCTGCCTGGCGATGCGTTCTCGGCCTGAAAGGTCCCCGTTACAACGGTCAGAACCAGGTGCGTCGCTGTGGCCGCTATGATGACCCCTGTCGCACCGGAGGTCGCGCCTGTGATCGTTACCGTGCCGTTTGAAGCGTTCGAGCCTATGGTGCTACAGGGCAACATGATGAAGGTTGCAGCCGATGGCTTGGCCTTCCCATTGAACCGCTCATAGCCGCCAGGTGTCTGATACCCGCCGGCGATGGACTGCTCGTAATTCATGCACCTGCGCACAAAGCCGGGCGGCAAACTGATGGCCGGCGTGTCGCTGTCAAAGCCACCGGCAAAGGTCACATACTCGCTGCGCTCATTCTCTCGCGCAGGGCTGGCTCGCTGACGTTTTGGAGGTACTTGTCTCATTCCACCCTCACAATGATTGCAGCCGCCTCCGACATTCGGCGTGTTCTGTTTAGGCCCGGCAGATACTTTGACTCCAGTTTGTCCAGCAGGTCGTCATAATCCACTTGCGAAGCAACCAGCGTCGCGCTGGCCCCGTGCGTTTCGGCGTACATCATCTTCGCCCTGGCAACGATGATGCGCTCGTACTCCTCGGGGATGGGCGACGTGTCGCCGTTAGCGGTCATCTTGACGGGCAGCTTCCAATACTCTGCACTGAGAGAGTACACCGCGTCTGGTGGCGCCTCGAGGATCAGCGACAGGTCGGGCTTGATGACGATGTTGGAGGGCTTGGCATTGATCTTGACGCCTTGCCGATATACTGACCTCCAATTCTTGTAGTTCAAAACGGGGAGTTTTTGGTTGGTTGATAGGGTGTAGTCCAGGTAGAACGACCCTTCGTCCCACGTTCCTAAATCCGACGGCGCCGCGGCGGCAGCCGTTCCTATTGCGGTACTCGTTGACCAAGTCGTTACCAGCAAGAAGTCCCAGTCGAACCAGCGTGCTTGTGTTTCTCTGTCAGCTTCTGCGACGAACTCAACAATGCGCTCGATTTGCCCTGTTTGGGACGTGACAGAACTCGGCCCGGTGCCCGGTAGTTTTACCCCTCTCCTAGTCTGCTGACAAAGTTCAAGAAACGTAGATTTCGCCATGATTAAATCTGCTCACCAGCTGAATTAAAGTAAAACCCGGCCTGGGTGAATATGGCCTTTGGAAAGCCCTCCACCTCGCCGTAGACCTCACCGTATGGTCTGGCCTTGTCCAGTGCGGCGCCGGGCGTTGTAAGGGTAGGTGGTTTGGCCGTCACTACGGCGCCTGTGCCGGTCTTGTCTGTAAGGAAGGCCACGGCCTGTACGCGGGTCTCGTAAACCCCGCCAGCGGCTTCGACCATCTTCTTGAGCGTCATCCAGTGCGTGGCGGTTAGTTCTTCGGTTGTCATAGTGGCTTCCGATAGTTGAGGCCTTCGTCCAGATTAAACTGCAGATTCTTTGGCGCGTCCATCTGGTCGCGCGCCGCAGGAACTCGCGGGCGGTTCCCGTGCATCGAGTAATCCTTCTCGTGGGTGAAATGCTTGTCTTCAGGCATCTCTGGCATTGCGTAAGCTTCCATCATTTTCATAGCGTTCTCCTAAAATTGAAGCCCACTAAGCCCGAAGGCCTAATGGGCTTTGTTTTAGCCCTTCTCCTTGAAGGTGCCTTTATCCGTTTTCACGGAAGTGGTCGTGTGCTTCGGGCGCTGGGTTTCACCAGTGTCCCCACGAATGTTCTTGTAGTCCAACTTCTCCTTGGATACAAGGCCCATCTCCTGGGCGCTGCTGTTGCGGCTGCTTACTTTCTTATCGTACATGGTGGTTTCTCCTTTTAGAACCAGTCAACGAGGATATCATAGGTGACAACGCCGGCGTTTGAGGCGCCAGTAGCCGCGACCGTCGCACACAGCACAACTGTGTCTGCGTCGATGACCGTAGTACTCAGGACCGAACCACTGTTCAGATCGCTCTGCGCAGCAGCCGAAGGCGCCGTCAAGGCAGGGCACGCTGCCACGCCATACAAGTTGGCGGTGGTGGCGTTACCGATGTTCAAGATGCCTCGGACCGTCGCGCCAATCACCACGGTTGTGGTGCAGCGCATGATGACGTCGCGGATGCGTCCTTGCAAGCCTTTTGGGCCGCGGAAGGCGAAGGTCGCCGTAGCAGCTTGAAGGGTGATGGCCGTTATGCTGTGGGTCAGCGTAATAGGGTTTGAATAGCTCATGGTTGTTTCTCCTTTATTAAGCCGATTACGCGGCCGATCCCCACTCGATGATCCGCGACTGCGCGGCGACAGTATGCACCAAGGCAAAGCCTTCCAGCGCGTACCAAGCGACTCCTTTGTCGCGCCCGTAATCACCCGGCAACTTGCCGCGGATTTCAGGTGGGCAGACGATGGCTTCAATCACGGTGTCTTCACCGAAGAAGAAAGCTTCGTCCGACTTAGCGTTGGTCCATGCGCGTGAAGCGATGGTGGTCTGCTCGAAGAAGCGAATGCCTTCATACGAGCGGCCGACCTCACCGTTCAAGATCATGCCGAAGCCTTCAGGGGTGTAGGAGTGCAGCGCTTCCAGGTCGTTCTTGACGCCACGCAGCGTGCTCGGGCGAGCGATGCAGCGGTAGTTGCCGTCAGAATAGGCCGGGATGTTGCGTTCCTTCATCTGGTCAGAGATCAACTTGACGTGCGTGGAATTCATCGCCACGTCGTTGGTCGCTGTCACTGTGCCTGTAGTTTCAAGCGTGATCGCAGTCGTGCTGGTGCCGGACGCGGGGGTTACCGTTGTCTTGGTCAGTGCGAACTGTGCGCGGGCCTGGGCTTCAAACGCTTTGTTGGCGTCATTCTTCAGGGCCTTGTGGATCATCTGCTTCACGGGCTGCTCACTCAGGTCGTCAAGCACGCCAGAGAAGGGCACGGAATTGCCAAACTCAGAGACGGTGCCGGAGCCTTGGGTGATGCTGAATGACGTTTCCGGCATTGCAGTGGTCTCCGACAGCACACCACCTTGGGTGCCCAGGTCGGAATAGATATTCCAACGGAAGGCGTCGCCCTTGTTGTAGCCCTTGTCGGTAAAGTCATCAGCATCGCAATGCTGTTGAAAGCGGCTCATGGGCTGCAGTGCAGACCGTAAGACGGTAGAAAGCTGGTCGGAATACATGAATCCGCCAGCAGAGTTGGTTCCCCAAACTTGTCCTGCCATAATGTTTCTCCTTTATTCGAGGCCGCGCTGTTTGCGCACCATCGAAACGTAATCACTCTTGGTTTGTGGCGGCGCTACTGGTCGTGAAACCGCTCGTGCTGAGCCACCTCGTATGTTGTCCTGACCGCGTTTTTGCGTTAACTTGTGCTCGGATGATGAGACGGCTCTGACGCCTGTGATCCATTCGCGTGTTAACCGCGCGGCCCTAGTAATAATCGCACTTGGTGACCAGTCAGGGTGTTCAGTCTGCAGGCGAATCGTTCTCTGATTCGCCATAGAACTCAGGTCTTCGTCGTTGGCGATGTCGGGGAAGCGCGCCCTATAGTCGGCATTCGCTTCATCAACTTCCGCCTTAAACCGTAGCTGGGTTTTAGCGTGCTGTTCACTCTCCATCTTGGCGGTGACTTGTCGAACTGCGTTGGCAGCAATCTCTTCCACATTGATGACCGTAGCTGGGCGCGCGGTCTGCATTTGGATAAGAAGCTCACCTGCTTTGTCCATGTCCCCGTCTAAGACTGCTTCGTGGTATTCCTTGGCAATCTGTCTTAGCGCGTCCGGTGCTGATAGCTCGGATGGCGCGGCAGGCTTTACAGCCTGATTTATCTCTTGTTGGCGGAGGTCATACAACCTCTCGCGCTCTTGTAGTTGGGCAGACTGCTCTTGGACCCTGCGCATCTCTGCGCTGGCCTGGTTGAGCAACTCCGATGCGGCAGCCGTTTTCTGATACGCCGCAATACCGCCGGCCGCATCAATCTTCGACTGCGAAACAATCTTTTCCTTACCGTTAATTGTAACGGTAACCTCACCCGGCGCCAGCTTGTCTTCTGCCGGCTTAGGGAGGTCATCTTCACCCGCTTTGGGCGGGTCTTCTTCGTCTTCTTTTGGCAGGTCGTCTAGCTCACCGGCCTGCTCCTTGAGCTGTGCGTCCCGCTTGGCGTAGATCGCGGTGCGGGGGTCTTCAGGATTGAGCGGAATATCCTCGATATTCTGGTCAACCAGCATGTCCTTGTTTTCGATCGTCGAGGTGTTTGAATCTTCGGCGGCTGCTACAGGTGCTTTCTTGGTCATGGCTTACTTTCATACCGTCCGGCTAAGGATAGGCGGTTGCTGCGTTAAAAAAAAAACTCTACTCGTCAAGCGCTCGCAGCTGGTCATGCGCCGCATGTCCAACGTTGATACTTTCCCTCATCCAAACAAGGAACATGTTCGCGACATGGATTTTGTTGCGGATGTCGGTGTTCGCTTTTGCGTCCGCTGGGTCCGCCGCTATCAATTCGCTAGTGGCTTCTAAAATCTCGTCAGTCGCCTTCTGGTGCAAGAACCGGCCCAGCTTGGTGCCCATGAACGCCTCTGCGTCAATGCCTAGGCGGGCCAACGACATCAACTCGTCGTCGGGCTCGCTCATTGCTGAAAGGCCTGGCCGTTGGGCGCTCTGCCGTATGGCTCAAAACTGGTGGCCGCTACCTGTGGCACAGCGGTGGCCTCATTGCGCAGAGCGAGTTCGCGCTGCGTCTGCAACTCCATGGTTTTGATGGCCAGCTGCGCTTTCAGTTTGTCAACCTCATTGGCCAATTTTCCAGTGATCTCTTCCTGACGCAGCGCTCTGTCTTGGTCGGCGTTCTCGTTGTTAACACCCACAATGAACTCTTCGTTGGCAAACGTCGAAGCGGCAACTTGCTCGCGGTGTCGGTTGTTCTCGATAACCACGCGCTCGTTGCTGTCTGCAGCGCCCTTGGCGATCTGCGTGCGGGCCTCGTTGTTCATGCGTGCCACTTCGATGCGTGGGTCTGGCGGCGCTTGCTGTGGCGCTTGCTGCTCTTCGCCCAGCTTGGGGAAGAACCGCTCTGCCGACTTGTAGCCCAGGGCTCCGAGGATTTCACCGACCGCCTCTTTGGCGTCCAGCCCTTGCATCGTAGCTGGCGACAAACCGGCGATGGCTTGCATGCCCATCACCAGCTTCTCAATGCGTTTTTGTGGGTTGGTGGCGCCGAAGCCAATGTTGACATTGACCGTCACTGTGCCCTGCAGCATCTCGTCGGTCACCATGTCAACCCCGAATCTCTGCAAGGCTTTCGCCCGGTCACCGGCGATAGCCATGACCAACTCATCTGTCTCATAGGCCTGCTCCATGCGCACCGTCTGCTTGAGCACTGGCTCGGCCCAAGTCTCTGCGAACACCCGCAGCTGGTACTCGGTCAACGTGTTGGCGTCGGCCGACAGCATGTTCATGCCGCCGACGGTCTCGTTCATGGCGCGGTTGCTCTGCACGGTGCCAGGGGAGAAGGTGCCAGCCAACTCATCGAAGTCCAGGCTCACCCGGTCTTGTTCTTGGTAGCTTGAGCTGGTCACGTCGGGCGGTGAGTCCCAGCGAATGTCTGAATTGATGTCGTCCACCAGCGTGACCGAACCCGGGACGTTGCGCGTCAAGCTCTTGAAGTCAATGGTCGCAGTGCGTTTGGCGAAGTAGCGTTTGTTCATCACCAGCGCCACGTTGTCCTGGCGCTGGTTGGCGATCTCGTTGGCGTTCTCTTGCAGGCCAAACAGCAATTCGTTCGGACCTGCCGGGTACATCTTGTGCGTCTCGATGATGCAGGTGCCCATCACGTAGGGCCGCTCACCGCGCTTGAGGTGAGCATACTCCTCGGTCAGAAGCTTCGGCTCGGTCAGCATCAGGTGCGTGCCGAGCGTGTAGAAAATCATGTCCTTGCCGTCTTTGCGGATGATGTTCCGATGGACAAAGACCGTATCAAAGTCGGTCGTTGCGTGCGTCACATCCACGCCGTCCAGGCGCTTCTTGCCATCCCGCGCTGCGCGGATGGAGTCATACTGTTCGGTCACAGCCGTCTGGATCTTGCCGCTGTCGTAGCTCAGCCACTTGCCGGCCGCCATCTTTTCTTTGACCACGCCGATGAACATTGGGATCAACTCGACCACGTAGGGGCTGGTGCCTACCGGGTTAGTCCAGTCGGACGCCGGCGAGATGCGGAAGTTTTCAATCGCCACCAAGTCAATGCGGGGCTTGTCCGACAGCGTCCGTCGCATGGTCTGCATCGCGCCTGTTGGCTGGCCCAACTCATCGACCATCGGAAAGTCTTGGCTCTCTTCTTCAAATTCCCATGACTGGTG